AGGGGCTGAGCTACCCAAATCCATTAGTCGCGACTACTACGATTACGCTATTCCTTTCGGTGCTATCCCCCCAAACAAATTTCTAATAATTACGAAATGTTTAAATAGTTCAACATCTTAGTTATATCTTGTAAGCGACTTAACCGAGTCAATCCGAACTATAGGACAACGTAAGATACCGGCAAGCAAGGGGAGATAGGTTAGAGGGCGCGGTGTATATATTCTGGGGACTACTACTACTAACGCTTTTTCTTCTATTCTTTGATTACTTTCTTTCTTCTTTTATATATACCGCAACATAAGTATGTTTATATAGTCTATGTGTGTGTATATCCTATATGAGACGATATGAGTTTAAACGCAAGAATGAAATACAGAAAGTTATCAATACTTTGGAAGAGGCTAAAGAGAAAGGGGTAGAGTTAGAAGAGGAGAAGATGTTGTTGGATATTGCCTTTGATGCTGGAGTATCTAGACGGACTGCTAAGGAGTATCTTGATATAGCTAAATCGCAAGTAGGTAGAGATGCCTGAGGACTATTGCACAGGCGTACCGGACGGGGACTGGGGTCAAGCTTGCGAGTGGCACGATAGCGATTATAAGACTTTGTGGGTTTGGAGAAAGGAAGCAGATGACAGGTTTAGAGATAGATTAAAACAATACAATAGATATATAGCTATATTATACTATTATGGAGTTCGTATCTTTGGGAGGTTGTTTGTATGATAGTAGAGATACCATTTAAGACGCCAACTGTAAATCACTTATATTGGCATAGAGGAAACATCAAGATATTGAAGAAACCAGCCAAAGAATGTCGAGAGGAGATAATAGAGCTTGTAAAAAATTGTAATTATGTTTTAAATGACTATTTATGCGAGAAGTTAAAAGTAACTGTTGAGATATACGAGAACTGGTATTATAAGACTACTGGAGAAGTAGCAAGACGAGACATAGCTAACAGAGAGAAGTTCCTAGTTGATAGTGTGTTCGAGGCTTTAGACATTGATGACAAGATGATATTCAGCTTAACTATGATTAAGCACCAATCAATGACAGAGGAGAAAGCTATTATTACTGTAGAGGTGCTTTAATGGACTACGATATCCATAGACCTTGGCTTTCTTTAGACAAATGGCAAAAAGAGTATATTGAGACTAAAGGTAACTGTTTCTTATTGTGTGGACGTCAATCAGGCAAGAGTACGGCCGCTTCTATCAAGTTCGGTAAACGAGCAGCTACTAACAAGAAACATACTGTCTTAATGCTGGCTTTTACTGAAAATCAAGCCTATTTACTATTCTTCAAGACTTTAATGTACTTAAAAGCCGTATATCCTATGTTAATAGACAATAGAGCTGGGTATAAGCCTACTAAACACATAATCAACCTAAGAAACGGCTCAAAGATACTATGCTATGCAGCTGGTAAGTTCGGCGAGGGTGTAAGAGGGCATACTGTTGATAGTCTAGCTGTAGACGAAGCAGCGGCTATGGCTCGAGAAGTGTTTGTTGCAATTAAGCCTATGATTAGTATAACCGGCGGAAGTATAGACTTACTGTCTACTCCAAGAGGTAAGGCTGGATATTACTACGAGTGTTCAGATGACCCAAGTTTAGGGGAAAAGGTTATGTCAAACTGGACTAGGTTTTATGTAAACGGAGAAGACTGTCCTAGACATACAACAGAGTTCTTACAGAATGAACGAGAGGCTTTGTCTGATTTAGAGTATGCACAAGAGTATAAGGCAGAGTTCTTAGATGATATGCGTAGAGTGTTCAGCGAGGAGTGGATAGAAAGCGTCTGCTGTTTACATAGACCGTCTAAGATACTAGTAGGTCGTAAGTATTACCTTGGAGTGGATATAGCTAGAATGGGCGAGGATAGTTCTACTTTTGAGATACTTCAAAGAACTGACAAAAAGAACTTATTTCAAGTTGAAAGTATTGTAACATCTAAGACAAGACTAACAGAAACAGAGAAGACTATAATAGACTTACAAGAACTTTATAAATTCAGAAAGATATACATTGACGCCGGTTCGGGTAGTATGGGGGTTAGTGTACTAGACCACCTCTTGGAAGAAAGAACAACTAAGAGGCGGGTAGTCGCTATTAACAATAGAGAGTGGGTACAAGATGATGAGGAGACTGAGAAACAGAAGATAATGAAAGAAGAACTATACTCAAACCTATTATGGTTAGGAGAGAAAGGGCATATTAAGTTATTAGATGATATTGATATTAAACAAAGTCTTGCTTCTGTTCAGTTCGAGAATAGGATAGTAGCGGGTGCTCTAACAACAACTCGTATCTTTGGTAGAGACACGCATATAGCTGAGGGCCTGATAAGGGCTGCTTGGTGCGTAAAAGATGATAGTTTGAGTTTATGGGCAAGATAGAAAGTTTTATTTACTTTGGAATATCATTAAAACTGTAAAATGGCGTGGAATATGTGCACAAGTGGAGCAGCGATAGCAAAAGCCGGAGCTGGTGCTAATGCGACTATAGTAGCTGATACTAATAACCTAGAGTTATGGAGTAACCAAGTAGAGAGTAGAGTTAGTGCAATTACTAGGGTTGACTGGGTAGCTAACCCGCCAAGCACACAAGCTTCTGGTGCATTAGCAGAACTATCCTCAGACTTAATAGCTATGAAAATCATAACTTATGATATGTCTGGTTATATTGGTACTGAGGCACAAACAATGCTAGACGTATTACGTGATAATTCTAATAAAGGTATGAAAGAACTTCAAGACAAGATAGTTCAGGAGAAGATGTAGTATGGGAGTACCTAGAGCATATAGTATAGGGACAGGTGTTCAAGTACAAGTAGACGCTTTAGACATAGCTACCGGGGTTGGGCTAACTAACATCTACGCTGGCTTAGCTAGTGGTGCTAGTACCTTAACTCCCGCAGCATTTCCTAACGCTTACGGGATAATGTCAAATATACCTTTCTTCTCTAGCCCTGTATTTACTACATTACAAATGACAGATAACCTATACTTCGAGTTAGACTTTGAACTACCTAGAATTATCAAAGGAGAAGCTATTGTTCAAGTTCCTTGGAAACTTACAAGTGGGGCAGCTTTTAGAGATAGAGTTTTAGTAAGTATGGCTTTGATAGATACAACTGGATTAAGTACAGATATAGTATCAGGTGTTACTGGTACTATAGAGAATGCTGGAGCTGGGTTTGTGGCTAGTCTAAGCTCTGTAGTCTTACAATTTCCAAATACTAAGTTTAAAAAAGGAGAAAGGTTACGTATGTTAGTAAGACCTAACGGAACTACTGGCTCTGATAATGCTAAGATAGTACACGACCCAATGGGTAGAGTTACGTTTGGAATACCCGGGGCATTGATAGCACAACTACCTTTCAAAACAGCAACATAATGGCTACAAGATTAGATATACAAAACACATCAGTACCCGATATGAACAACTGGGACGAGACAGCTATAGACCAAAAGACAACTGACGGTATCAGCGACGCTAAAGAGACTGAGTGGACTTCTACATTTTGGACTAAGTATTGGGGTTATTATAACGAGCACCCAGAGCTTAAGTCTGCTTTAAATCTTAAGGCTATTTGGAACATTGGTAAGGGTTATACTACAGATAACGCAACTAAAGCTACATTAAGCAAGATTAAGGGACAAGGGAACGAGAGCTTTGACGATGTCTTATATAATATGGAGCTTATTAGACGTATTAATGGAGACAGTTTTGCTGAGATTATAAGAAGTGCGAGCGGAGCGTTACTTAATATTAAACCATTAGACCCGGGGAGTATACGTATCATCTTTGACGGTAAGGGTATCATCAAGAGGTATGAACAGTTTAACAAGTTAGGGAGTAGTAAGACAAATAAACAGACTGTCCATATATTTAAGACAACTGAGATATTCCACTTATCTAATAATAGACTAGCAGACCAAATACACGGTATATCTGATATTGAAAGCCTAGACAAGACCATACTAGCAGAGATAGAGAGTTTTAGCGATATTACTAAGGTTATGCACAGGCAAGCTAAACCATTTATAATCTTTAAGTATAAGACTGATGACTTAGTTAAGGTAGAAGCTACAGCTAAGAAGATAGACGCTTTGAGAGAAGTAGGAAACGACTTACATATACCAGATGACGATAACATACTAAGCTATGAGGTAGTAGAGGTTAATGTATCTCAGATAATAATGGAGTGGAGAAACGATATACGTAACAAGTTCTATAGGTCTATTGGTTTACCTCAAATAATGCCGGGTGCAGGGGGTCAAGGGACTGAGAGCGATAGTAAGGTTATTTACTTTGCTTTTGAGAGGTTAGTAGAGAGAGACCAGAGATATATAGAAAATCAAGTTAAAATGCAATTACATTTAGATATAGACTTAATACCGCCAGCCTCTATGTCACAAGATTTAAGAACGGATAGTAAGAAAGACGCGGGTATTAACGTAGCTCAACCTAATGATACTGAGGCAGGGGTTGGTCAATAATGGTAACTAAAAAACAATTAAAGAAAGAAGATAAGATTAAAGAAAGCACTACATTAACCCCAGCTGACAAAAGGAGAGAGATAGCAGCTATACCGGGCAGAGATGTAACCGCTAACCTAAGACGTAATATAACAGAACAGAACGTAAGGGCAGCAGAAGCAGCTCCTAAACCAATAGCTCAAGGAGAGGGAACGCCATTCTTTGCTCAACAAGGCGGAACTACTATAACACAACAAGGCTTAGTAGACCCAGAGACAGGGCTATTTCCCGGACAGAAGACAGCACCAGAAGAAGAACAACAAGCAATAGAAGAAGTAGGCGGGGAGTTTTTAGAAGAAAGAGGGTTTTTTGAAGATATATCTAATAGACCAGAGAGGACAGAACTAGACCAGCCGGGCGGAACAGCCTTTGCTCCTATTGTTGGACCTATAGGTAATGCTTTTAAAAATGTAGCTTTTAATGCAAGAGACCAGTTTATAGCAAACTTATCAGAAGAACAAAGAAAGGAATTATTCGGAACATTAACAGAGGAAGAAATAAGACAGGCTAATACAATCGGGGGTATACGACTTAAACCAAGCGATATGGGCGTAAAGACAGAGCTAGAGTTAAACACACTAATACAAGACCCAGTTACAGCTAGAGAGGTAGCATTGCAAGAAATACAGAAAGAAGTTATAAAAGACGGTACAACTTTAAACGAGAAGTTCGGAGCGGTCTTTGAAGTAATAGGAAGTTTAGATGTTTTTGGTGTAGATGTAGGAGCATTAATAGAAGACCCAATAGGAAACTCTGAAACTATTATTACTAATATAAAACAAATCGGAACTATGGGGACTAACTGGAGAGAGAAAGGGGGGACTGGTAAGGCTGGAGACCCTTACGTATTGTTTGAGCAATTAGAGACACAAGAAGAAAACCTAATAAGGAACGAGCAAAGACTAGCCTTATTAATATCTGAAAGTGCAACACTACAAGCTAACGGAGACCTTATTAACTTAATGGAAACAGAAATACTAGACGCTAAGACTAGACTATTTGACGCTAAGCAGTCAGCAGCTCTAGGGATAGTAGCACCAGCAGCAGAGGGTAATACTTTTAGAACATTAAACGAGGTTAAGAACAGAAGAAAATGAGTAAGTTCTGGAAGTGGTTTTGGTTTCTAGCGTTTCTTAACGCAGGGTATAAGAAATGAAAGCTAACAGCGTCGTGATAACTGCTATTATATGCTTAGCTCTCTTAGAAGTATGTGCTATGTTTCAAGGTATTAACGGAACTTTCAGAACTATTATCTTTACAGCTATCGCAGGCTTAGCAGGCTGGCGAATACCTATAAGTTTAAATAGTTCTAAGTAAGTAAGTAGAGCATGGAACAAGCTAATAATACTGAAACCATAAATTCTGAGGAAGTAAAGGAGACGGATAAGCCCGCTTTACCTCCGGCTGAAACGGCTCCGGAGACTTCCTCACCATTATCACCTATGGAGAAAGCAGACGCTATTATAGTTAAAATTGAAGAAGCTGAAAAGAGGTTAGACGAGAAACTAGCAAGAATAAACGATGAAGCTGCTAGAAGAATAATAGGCGGTAAGGCTGAGGCTGGTACTGATTTGTCTAAACAAGAGACGGAACAGGAGAAGCTAGACGCAGAGGTTAAGGAGAATATAGCGAGGTATCTATAATGCACTTTGTATTCTATGTTAGAGGAATTTACTCTCAAGTTGAATTATGGAAAGTTAAAATGCGTGCTATGCATTGGAAATGGACTATTAAAAATACTAAAACTGGGAAAGAGGAGACCATTCTAGTACAAGGCTCACTAAGACCTAGCCTATTAGGTGCTTATGAGTACATAATACCGGAGCCTTGTCTACCGGAATGTCTAGCTTGTATGGGAATACATAAGGATTGGCTAGGTGCTACTGTTACATATAAGCTTAAGGCTAATCTAGCTATGATGAGGATTATGTTAGGTGCTAAGAAGATACCAAAAAAGATATTTAAAGAAGCAGAGGGGATACAGCCTAGTATAATAATAGAAAATAGTATGAGGGGATTAAGCAATTTACAAATGGACGGAGTAGCTATACACCCTATAGGTATTAGGTACGATGTTACTGATTTAATGCCTTATCCTAACGGGGTTACGTATGAGCAAGAAATGCTATGAGAGACTGGAAATATATCTTCTGCTTGCATAAGGCTTACTTTGATAATGGTTTTAATATTCTAAAATATCTATTGTATATGATAGCTCTGTTCGGTGTTGCTAGCGAAAACTTAGATATGACTATGTGGTTAGGTGTAGCTTATGGTATTTCTAGCTATTTAGTGGGCTACGCGTGGTTTAATTATGGCTTCTACGAGGCTTCTATAGAGGTAGGCAACCAATTTAACCGGTTTGTAAAGGAACTTAGGACGTACACTAAAAAAGGAAAAGTTTAAATACTTTCGTTCCACCGATTAACTATGACAAACGAGGCGGTAAAGATAGAGTTGACAAATGAGGACGGATTTCCAAGAAGATTTACTGTTAGTGCTACTGAGGCTATTACTAAAGGCTCACTTCTTAAGCTAACAGACCCTAGAACTGCTACTCAAGCTAACAATTTAAACAACCCTATAGCTGGTATTGCCTCAGAGGAGCATACTGCTACTGACGGAGTGACTGAGATTTCTGTATGGACTGACGGTATTTTTGATATGGTAGCAAGCGGAGCTATCGGAGTAGGACAAGCTGTAACTACTGGGGGCGGAGTATCTAATCAAGTATCTACTGCTAACGCTATAGCAAGTGGAGCACAAATTATAGGATATGCTTTAGAGACTGCTAGCGACACAGAGACAATAAACATAAGGGTAAAATTATAATGAGTTTTGAAAACCCACAACCGGAGGTTAATACTATGACAGAAGAAACACCAGAACAAGTAGAAGCTCCTAAAGAGGAAGCTACTGAGGAGGCTACTGAATAATGGCTTTTGACCAAGCGGTTGGGACTACTAATTTAAGAGCTACTACTTTTGATAGTGCGATTAAACAGATTACACCCGGACTTTACAAGTTTAAACAGGCTACTGCTATAGTACCTACAAGTGCTTGGAAGAACTATTTCTTTAGAGAAGACCCTGACGTCTTAGCTGGCGGTACTGGTAACCCTACTAAAGGTATACCAAGAGGAGCAGCGTTTCCACAAGCTAGTGTATCATTAGAGAGAGTATCTACTATTATTGAGAAGTACGGACTAGAGGAGAACATACCTTGGGAAGACTTAATCTCTGACGAGGTAGACATTGGTACTAGAACTGCTATCAAGATATCTGAGGGTGTAGCTAAAGCTGTTGATGACGAGATATGGGACACACTTACATCTAGTCAAGTACGAGCTGACTATGTAGCTCAAAGTATTATTATTGCTGAGAAAGATGTAGAGCCTAGATACTGGGACGTAGCTAGTGCAGCTATTATAGATGACTTACTAGAAGCTGCTCAGAAAATAGCAGAGAAGAAGTACCCAACTGATAATCTAATATGTTTTGTATCACCTAAAGACAAGCGTTCTGTATTAAAGTACCTTACAGACAAAGGAGCTCAATTCCCTAAGATAGGAGAGAGTACTGCTTTGAACGGAAGTATAGGTAAGCTTGCTGGTATCAATATAGTAGAGAGTATTAGCGTAACTGCTAGTTTTGCTTTAGTGGTTGTACCTAAGAGGGTAGCTACTTGGAGACAAATGGTACCTCTATCAAGTATGACTAAAGAGGATAAGTTTAAGTCTACTACATACAGAGCTGTTGAGGTAGGAGTAACAGAGTTTACAGACCCTAATGCTGCTGTGATTATTGAGGGTACACAAGACCCAGCATAGATAGTTTTATATATTTCTTAGTTATTGGTATTTTATGGCTGGCTGGAACTGTGCAGATAA